TGCATGAATGCCTGCTCAATATCTCGCAGCATGGCATCGCGCTGCTCAAGTATTGGCAATGGAGCGTCAACATCATGGGCGATGTTTTCGCTATCCATCTGAGTGCTTGCTAGGGCGACGTCACGAAAGCTTGTGGCCCTACTAAGCCCAAACATGCGTTGCAAGCGTAAAGCGACTGCTGCAGGCCCATAGCCAAGGCTGAGGAGACGCTTGGCCTCCTCAACGTGTTGGCCTTTGATTTCATTGGAACGTTTCACGGGCACAGGTTTTCATAGATTTCCCGTCCGTTTTCAGTTAAATTTTCTGGTCCGCTCAAAATAGGGCTTGGACGGAAACCAATTCTTTCAAGCTGAGCGAATTTTGCGTAAGTCTCAGAGAATTGTCCATCATGCCAAAGCATTGCATAGACGTAATAAGCCTCGCAAATGTCAAAACGATCAAAATACATAATACCAATTAAGACAATAAAGTGATGAACAACACTTGATTGTCTTGGTGAAAATCAACGCGAATTGTCTCACCAAGATCAAAAGTTGTATGCTCAAGATGGGTTAAACCCATGGCCTCTTTAGCTTTACGAACAATCCAGGGACCTGAATACTTTGATGGAATCATCACGTTTTCACGATTAACCCATGAATAGTTTGCTTCACCTCCGAAAGTGTCAGTGTGTTCAAGCTGCCAACGTAGGCATGGAATACCTTGTTTCATGATTTAACCTCAGCATTGTCAAGTTTGCGGATATGATCACTCATAATTTGCATGAATTCCTCCTGAGTGCCGCGACTGCAACGAAGCAAATACCTTTCAACAACACCATTTAAGTTTGCTGTTTCAATATAATTGTCTGCAATATAACTATTTAAATAGTCAATAATAAGTTTATTTATAGCCTCAGGTCCGCAATAGATTGAAACGGTTTGATTGGAGGAATCTTTAATTATGATTGTTCCGGCAGAGTGACTTAATTTGACCGGACCCTCTGGCTGATAATGGGGGGAAGTGGAACGTTTCATTTAGGTTTGGTCGGTTGTTGGTTAAGAGCGGAGAAGGGCTAACCCGTTTCTCCGTAATCGAATCTTACAGGATAAGCGGCATTCATGCCAGCGCTAGCCTGTAATCATTCATACAAACTCCCATGGCCATTCAGACTCCTGATATATGGCTAACTTATGAAGAAATGGAGATCCTCTTAGACTCCATCCACGCTTACGCTTCAACCTCTGCCGGTAAGCGTTGCTCCTCAGGTCAGTGTGTCTTCTTGCGTGAGAAGCTTGTGCAAGCCAAACTCAACGGCTCAGCTTTGCGTGTCTACCGTTAGGTGGAACGGGACACGAAAAAAGCCCGCAATTAAGCGGGCTCAGCGTTAAAGATAATTTGAGCGATCCCTGCTCATGCCGGTTCGTTTTTCCAACTTTGAACCGGCCAGCTTCTCAGCTTGCTGCAGCATCCAATTGTCAGCATCCATACGAAAAGACACCGACTGGCTTCCAGTCCACTTGTCAGCATCACTCCAAGTTTTGCCTTGGAAATACCACTGCCCTTTTTTCTGAAAGATTCCAAAGCCGCTGCTGAAGCATCCCAGAAGGACATTTAAGCGTGACTTCGTTGTGGGAGTCCGCCAACCGCAGTCACTTAACCAAAGGTGCTGACAATCAGGACGCAATGCGAAGATCTCATTACCATGTAATCGGACAGAGATGATCCGCTCATAACCTAGTTTTCCGCTGATTCCGTTGTGTGACTGTGAGACATCCATGTTGCCTGATCGCCAATAACAGCCGGAGAACTCAGCCATCCAAAGAAGATCTCGGACGGCTTGAATTGTTTGTGCTTCGATTTTGCGCATGGTGATTTGGAACGGTAAAAAAAAAACCCGGCCTAAGCCGGGGAGATTGGTGCGGTTGAAGCTATGAAATAATAATGATCATGATCGAAACCACAGGCTACGAGAACCATCTGATAATGCTCTCCATAAGGCCAAGACTGCAGCAAAGCAAGTGCGGCAGCCTTAGCGTTCTCCATGTCGTTGAGAGAATGATTCCACGACAGTGTGATGCTTTGGGTCTCATCACTGCCACGCTTGTGGACTGCTTTGATTCTTGATCCTCTGTAATTTGTTGGTCCGAGATACTTTGTCCGGATCAATGGTCCCTGCAATAGTTCCATCAGCGAACGACCCGAACGTATGGTTGCGTACCACTATGGGTGGTTTGGAACGTCGCAGACTGCACGCACAACACGGCAAAAATGCCAGCCGCAATGTAAGCGGCTGACAGGCTTAAGAATGTTCTCATTGGTTTGGTTGTTGGTTGTTTGTGTTAACTAGGCGTTAACTGTACCGATCCAATACTTATTATTAGGCCAAGTTCTGGAATAATAGCCAGCCAGAGCGTTGATGGCTTTACGAGATCTTGGCCCCCAAGTTGTCGGCTTAAGTTCCCCTTTGCCGTTGAATTGAACAAACAGTTGATACTGAATCATGGTGCTGTTGTTGGTTTGAAATGGTTGGCGCTCTCGCACTTTCTGAGAGCGGCCTTGTGATTCGTTAATAATCCGAGACAGTGTGGCGCGTCTGCTACCATGAACCCATGGTGCGCAGCGATTCTGCCGATCTGCTCTCAGAATTTGAAAGTTGGGCGATAGGCGAGCTGTTCTCTGTACAGTCTTACTGTAGACGATAGAGTAAGACGCGACAACACAGCTACTACAATCTGACATATCAATTGATACAAGCTGCTGTGCTCGCTATTCGGTATCATTTGTTACGCTATGTCGCCAACGTACCTGCTTGTATCATTTGCTACGCATGGGGGCGGGGTTGCAAAGTAGTTCGCTTGTACCAGCTTTCCCTGAACCTGCATATATATCCGCTAAACAGTAATCGTGTACTAAAAAAGCCCCCTTAAGTGGGGGCAGGGGTTGGTTTTATTGGAGCGTCGGATCAGTCATCCTTATTTTCGATAGAGATTTTAAGTTCAGGGGCTTGGATATTGACGGTTTCAACGGATTCACCAATAACACGTCCGATGGAGTCAAGAACTTGGCTAGCGGTTTGGAGTTGGCCTTTTTTGACAGCTTGATGGAAGAGTTTGGTACGCATGTGCTGCAGGCGCGGGAGCATATTTTCGCGATCAGCTTTCCAATCTTCTTCGTTCCATTCTTTAACAGCTTTCCAGTCACGCCAAGAGGTTTGAACAGAGACCTGTTCTTTTTCAGCGTGATCGTAAACGAGTGCTCTAGCGGACAGGCCATCCAATTGACGGCGGTATAAGCGCCTTCTGCGAGCCTCTACAACTTCATCAGAAGAGCGTCCGGGATTCATTACCTGTCTGACTGTTGTTCTTTGATATTACCCCTTGCTGGGAGCATTTGGAGGGGGGTAGGAGTCGAGATTCTGTGTAATGTAATAGGCATGAGCACAACAGTAGAGCCTATTAACCTGAGATGGGCGCAGGGCCAAGTTTATTCAAGTGAAAAACGCTTCCGAGTATTGGTAGCGGGCCGTCGATTTGGCAAGTCGTATTTATCTTGCGTTGAATTGGTGCGTGGAGCGATTGAGAAGCCAGGGGAGACGTTTTTTTATTGTGCTCCGACGTATCGAATGGCAAAAGACATAGCGTGGCGAGCGTTAAAAAAGCTGGTTCCGAAGGTATGGATTCACAGCAAGAACGAAACCGACTTACGAATCGAGCTAATTAACGGTTCAACGATTGAATTAAAGGGTACAGAGAACGCTATGGCGTTGAGGGGCCGCAGTTTGAGCGGTGTAGTGCTGGATGAGGCAGCATTTATGGGTGCAGAGGTATGGTTTGAGGTTATACGACCTGCTTTAGCGGATAAAGAGGGCTGGGCATTATTTATTTCTACACCAGACGGTACAGCCAGCTGGTTTTATGACTTGTGGTGTTATGTACCGGAGGATGAGACTGGAGATTGGAAGAGGTGGTGTTATACGACGATTGAAGGCGGCAACGTTAGTAAACATGAGGTCGAAGCAGCGCGTGCCCAGCTTGATGCCCGAACATTTAAACAAGAATTTGAGGCCAGCTTTGAAAATCTGACTGGTTTGGTGGCGGTCAGTTTTTCGGACGACAATATTTCAGCAGAAGCCCGCGACATATCAATTCAACCATTGCTATTAGGCGTTGATTTTAACGTTGATCCAATGAGCGGTATTTGCGCGGTAAAAGACGGCGAATCACTTTATGTCTTCGATGAG